CGTCAAGTGCCACAGCCACATCTAATAGAGTGCGAAGCACTGGATCGACAATAGCCGCATCCGCAACAAACACGTCAAGTATGGAGCGTGTGCGTGAAGTTGCGTCAAACAATGTTGTGGGTGTATCGAGTACGGCTTCTAGTGGTTCGGATGTTAATCAATCTGGCGCAACAATAACTACAACCTCATCTGTCACTGCAACGTGCAATAAGGTTATGTCATTTGCTGGGTCAACATCTGCATCCACGACGACGACGTGCAACGCAATTGAGAAGTGGGAAGACTTACCAGCCGCAACAGAAACATGGCAAACAGTGCCAAAAGTAACAGAGATATGGACAGCCGCATGATGTTGCAATTTAAGCATTTTTGTGGCAGTATGCGATCAGCGCCTACTGCGTCTTTCTCTTACATTGATGAACGATACTAGGCCGCAAGGCCAAACATAGGAGTTAATTATGGCAGATACTACAACAACCACATATGGTCTGGTAAAGCCAGAAGTCGGCGCATCCGAGGATACTTGGGGTACAAAAATAAATACCAATTTAGATAACGTCGATAATCTGTTAGATGGTACGACGCCTGTCACTGGTATTGATATTAACTCTGGATCAATTGATGGAACGCCAATTGGTGCAAACTCTGCGTCTACTATTGCAGGGACAACAATAAGCGCAACTGGCAACATTACAGTTGGCGGCACAGTAGATGGTGTAGACATAGCCGCAAGGGATGCAGTTTTAACAAGTACAACCACAACAGCTAATAGTGCAAATACAACAGCTAATAGTGCAAATACAACAGCTAATGCGGCTTTACCTAAAGCTGGTGGTACTATGACAGGCGACTTGTCATTCGGTGACAACGACAAAGCTAAGTTCGGTGCTGGTGATGACCTACAGATTTATCACGATGGGTCTAATAACCACACTTACATTGAAGAAACAGGTAGTGGTTCATTGCGTATTCGTGGTGAAAATCTGCTATTAGAAGATAGCTCTGGGAAAGATTATTTAAACGCAGTTGCAGACGCACAAGTAGAACTTTCTCATAACGGCGTAAAGAAGTTTGAAACAACATCAACAGGCGTTGACGTAACAGGAAGTCTCGGCGTAAGCGGAGGTGAAAGTATAATTAACGGCTACACCAACACTACAAAAGGTTCTTTATCTGTAAAAGCAAATTCATCTCATTTTAATATATCACTAGAAGAAAACAACGGAGCAGAAACGTGGCAATTAGGTGTTGGCGTAGATGGTGATTTGAACTTCCACAACTCAGGTGGGGCTACGCCTAGTGTTACGTTTAGTGATAGTGGCAACGTTAGCATAGGTACGAGTTCGGCTACTAACACGCTAACTGTTGATACTGATATGTCAGGCGAAGGTAGCCAAGATGGTGGCATTAAAATTATCAACTCACACGGAAATAATTCTGATATTGCACCAATATATTTTGGAGTACATGGAGGAGATGGTAGAACTAAGGCGGCTATAGGCTTAAAAAGAGAAGGGTCTTATGGAACAGGTTCACTAATTTTTGCTGTTGACACAAATGGTGACGATGCAAATGTTACTTTTGCCACTGATGAAAAAATGAGATTGGATAACTCAGGCAACTTGTTGGTGGGTAAGACTACCAATGACTATACACTAGCAGGTTCTATAATCCGATCCGGAGGTGAAGCCCTATTTACCAGAGCAGGTGATCTGCTAACGCTGAACAGGCTAACATCAGATGGTGACATTATTTCGTTCCGCAAAGACAGCACAACTGTAGGTAATATTGGAGTAGTTAATGGTGACCATTTATATATAGGGTCTAATGATGGAAGTGATGCTTATATAAAGTTTAGTTCTAACTTAATAAAACCTGTATCAAGTTCTGGTGCTGATAGAGACAACGCAATATCTCTTGGTACTTCTAGTGTTAGGTTTAAAGAGGGTCGGTTTGTTACCCTATACGGCGATGGTTCTAACCTAACAGGTGTTGGCGGTAGTACAACTGCTGGTGCTGTTGGTACTTATGCGTTTTTATCTCAAAAAACATCAGTATCAAGTGATGTCGAATATCTTTTTGGCTCTAATTATGCAGGAAGCAATTTAGCACCTTTTTCAGTTGAGATTGGTGCAACAGTAGGTGCGGCAACAATGCGTAGGGGAAGTAATGCTCAGTCAGGAACATGGAAAGCAATGGGTGAAAGAGGTGGGGCATATTCTAAACCTGGGATTATTTTTCTAAGAATATCTTAACAACAATAACAATAGGAGGCGTTTATGCCAACAGTAACAATAACAGAAGTGCGTAACGCACAATCACTTAACGCAGAAAACACTTGGTTTGATGTAGAAATTAACCATCCAGAACATGGTTGGATACCTTACACACTAAACCCTGATGATACAGATATGACTGTAGACAATAGTGTATTGCTTGAACTAATTGGCACAGACTTTGAGGCTTATGTAGCACCAACTCAAGCAGAGCTAGATGCAGAATTAGCGGCAGGTCTAAGGGGGCAACGTGATGATAAGTTAGTTAATGAAGTAGACCCAATAGTCACTAACCCTCTACGCTGGGCTGAACTTACAGACGCTAAGCAGGTAGAGTGGACACAGTACCGAACTGACTTGCTAAACCTACCAGAGCAATCTGGTTTTCCTAACGATATAACATGGCCTACTAAGCCAGCATAATTTTAACTTAACTATAGGAGATCAAAATGGCTGAAGATAAAAAGGTTATTACGATTAACGAAAAAGAATACACTGAAGACCAATTAACAGATACGCAGAAAGTTATTATAAATCACATTAATTCTCTTGCACAAAAAATTTCTTCTGCAACATTTAATTTAGAACAGTTGAATGTTGGTAAGCAGGCATTTGAAAAAATGCTTGGCGACACATTAGAAGAAAGTAAAGAGGATTAGGTTTAATATATGCTATATTGTTAATATACATAGAAATATGTTATAGTCACAATAACTTAGACCAATGAGGTAAATATGCCACTAATACCATTAGATATTCCTGCTGGCATTTACCGCAATGGCACTGAATTACAATCATCTGGGCGATGGCGCGACGCCAACTTAATTCGATGGGTTGATGGCACAATGCGTCCAATGGGCGGCTGGCGCACTCGATCAGATACGGCGGCAAACGCTAAAATTCGTGGATTAATTACTTGGATTGGAAATAACCAAGATAGGTTTATAGCTGGTGGCACATATAACAAACTTTATACTTGGACATCTCAGGGTGTGCTACACGACATAACGCCAGTTGGATTGACTGCTGGTCGTGAAGACGCCGAGGCATTTACAGGATATGGCGGAAGTTACTTTGGGCAGTATGCCTACGGCGTAGCTCGTCCAGACACAGCAAGAATACAGCCTGCAACAACTTGGTCATTAGATACATGGGGTGAATACCTTGTCGCCTGTAATGAGGATGATGGTAAAATTTATGAGTGGCAGATAAGTAATTCCACACCAGCCGCAGTATTAACAAATGCGCCCACGAATAACGAAAGTATTGTCGTAACTGAAGAGAGATTTTTATTTGCATTGGGCGCAGGCGGAAATCAACGCAAGGTGCAGTGGTGTGATAGGGAAGATAGCTCTACATGGACGCCAGCCGCAACAAATGAAGCTGGTGATTTAGAGCTAAACACAAGCGGCAGAATTATGGCTGGCATACGTGTGCAGGGTCAAACTCTAATATTAACAAGCATGGACGCCCACGTAGCAAATTATATTGGTGCGCCATATGTTTACGGCATTGAGCGTGTTGGAGCGAGTTGTGGCTTAATTGCGAACAAGGCTGTGGCATCAGTTGATAAGGGCGCGTTCTGGATGGGTAATCACTCATTCTATGCATACGCAGGCGGCGCAGTGCAACAAATTGAAAGCGAAATATCAGACTATGTATTTTCCGATATAAACCGCGCACAAATATCAAAAACTTTTGCAGTGACAAACAGCACATACGGCGAGATATTCTGGTTTTACCCATCTGGATCATCTGTAGAAAATGACAGATATTGCGTTTATAATTATGTCGAGAATACTTGGTACATTGGTGAGCTAGGTAGAACTGCTGGATTTGATATGGGTACGTTTAGGCAACCTATTTGGGCAAGCGCAGAAAACAACAAGTTATACGAGCATGAGATTGGCTTTGATTACGGCTCACTTACGCCATTTGCTGAAAGTGGATCAATTGCGTTAGGCACTGGCGAGAATGTAATGTCAGTCACAGAAATGATCCCAGATGAAAAGACGCAGGGCGACGTCACAGTCACATTTAAGACGAGGTTTTACCCTAACGGCGAAGAGCGCTCATATGGTGCGTTCTCTATGTCAAATCCGACGTCACTGAGATTTACAGGCAGGCAAGTTAAGCTCAGGATTGACGCGGCTAACTTAGCTGATTGGCGTGTCGGAATAAATAGACTTAATGTTACGGCTGGTGGAGCGAGATGAGCGAACAGCAACAAAAAGCCCCAGACGTCATTGGCAACGATTGGCGGACGTGGGGTCGAAGGCTTGTTCAGCATTTATCACAAACTCGATCTACACTGGTTCAGCAGAACGGCGAGGAAAGTGCATCTGATGATGCAACTCTCATGTGGAATAGGATTTACAAATATCCTGTCGTTTCAAAAGGCGGAGAATTTCGTCAAATTGTTGTTGAGGGTGGACACGCTAATTTTATTAAAACATCAGATGTTACACCAGTTGCGGCAGATACGGCATACAAGCTGACCTATGACGCGCCATCTGGCAATTCAAGAATTACGCAAGGCACGCCGACAAGCAGAATTGTGTTTGAGGAGGCTGGCGAATATGTTGTATCGTTTTCTGCACAAATATCATCGACAAGCTCAAGCACAGTACACTTTTACTTTTGGCCTAGCGTCAATGGCACTGCCATAGCAAATAGCGCTATGACTACTGCGATGCATCAAAATAATGCCACAATGGTGACAAGTCGAACACAAATATTTACATTGGCGGCTGGAGATTATCTTGAAGTAAATTACATGATGGATAACGTAAATGGCTTCTTAAATTACACTGCGGCTTCTGGATCGGTGCCTGCTTTACCAGCCTCTACACTATCTATAACGAGGACACATGGATGAAATAATTGAAAATTGCAGGGAATGGATCGAGGCCGCTTTGGAGTATTCTGGCGGTACTCACGATTTTATTCATGTAGTAGAAGGCATTAAGGCAGGCACAATGCAACTTTGGCCTACACCAAGGGGGTGCATAGTGTCTGAAATTGTGGTATATCCATTAAAGAAGCATTTAAATATATTTCTTGGAGGCGGCGAGCTGGATCAGATAATGGATATGCACACTGACGTAATTAATTGGGCAAAGGCTCAAGGGTGTTCGGCATTGACGATGACAGGTCGCGCTGGATGGAAAAAACCACTATCGGAACATGGTTGGGATCAACTGCATTCCTCATACATTAAGGAGTTAACATAATGTCAGGCGGAAAAGGTGGCTCAACCACTTCAGAAATAACAGTACCAAAATATATTGAGGATGCGGCTAAAGCTAATTTAGCAAAAGCTGACGCAATATCTCAGGTTGGATTTACACCATATTACGGCGCAGACGTTGCGGCTTTTAACCCAATGCAACAGGCGGCATTCCAAAATACGGCTGATACTGCAAATGCATTTGGCATGGCTACACCGACAAGCCCAACAGATATTATGGGTAACATGGGTGCGCCACAAACTTACGCAAATGGTGTGACAGGTTATTCGTCAGCGCCAATGTTCCAAGATGCAGTGGATACGTTAGGTTATTTTAGGCCAAACCAAAAAGCTCTATTGGATAGTTTCTTTGTAAATCCTTACACTGGATTTGATCCAAGTGGCGCTTACATGGCAAGTCCAGCGAGTGGTGTGTCTTTGGAGATGCAGGGACAAAATCCAAGTTTTAGGGCTAACACCACTGACTATGGCGCAAACAGCTCATATTACAATAATCCAACTGGCGGATTTGCAAATGTTGTAATTGGGTACGACGCAAATGGATCACCAATTATGGCGACACAGCCAGCCGCGTCAGGTGATTTAGGCGGAATGAACGTAGACCCAGCCGTCCAAGATCTGGTGGCGATGAGGCGCAAATCTCGCAGTGATGAGAATAAGGCTAGACTTGACGAAATGATGGACGCGCAAATGCAAGATTATCTTGCAAAGAAAGAGCTGGGCGTTAGGCAAATTGGTGGGCAGGATGTAATTTCAAGATCTCCATTTGATGAGGGGTCTTCATTTGCTGGGACTAATTATGCGACTTATGATGGATCGCAAGGATTTCAAGCGCCGTTCCCTCTCAATATAGCTCAGAGTATTTTTGACCCAAGAGTGAAAGATAGCGGAGATAGAGGTTTCCAAAATCCAAACACTAAATCAGTGGTTGCCACTGGTTATGATGCTGGTGAAGTTGACCCCACATTAGCAAGGATGGCTGGTTACACAGATCAGATTGAAAACAAAGCTGGCGACTATACATTATTTACTGGTAGGGGTGTTGATGGACAAGGCGTGGTTAAAACACCATTTGGAGTGGGTCTTGGCGTAGTTGGGGATATTGCAGGCGACATTGGTGATGGCCTTGGCTTAACTAACTTCAGCAGTCAATACGCAATTGACCAAAGAAAGAAAGCAGAAGCTGAAAGAATTGCGGCGGAACGTGCGGCTCAAGTACAAGTTTTAGCTAATGCTAATCCAACAATATTACCTGTATCAAGCGGCGGCGGCAAGCGCCCAAGTAATGCTTTGAAAAATGAAATGTCAAAACAGCAAAAAAATATAAACGCGGTTAAATCTGGCACTTACAAAAGAAGTATGGGCGGATTTTAATTATGATAAATTTTAAAAGAAAAGAGGCTTAACATGGCTGGTGGTGGACAAATCAGGCCGATGGGTGGCGCAATACAAAGCGCATTAAACTCTGGGCAAGGTATAGGTAATTTTGTAAATAGCGCACTTGGAGCTAATCCAAACCCTGCGCCAATGCGTGGAAATCCAGCGCCAGCCCCAATGAATATTATGTCTGGCAACAACCCAGCGCCTAGCGTTTCGCCACCATCAATAGCGCCACAAGGTAACTTTAATGTTAACCAAGCGGCGGCTGGCGGATTACAACAGGCCATGCAAGGCACTCAGCAGGCAATGAATTTTGCGCCAGCGGCGATTAGGCCAACTGCATATAATGCGGCAAACGCATCAGCTACTGGATACAATCCAAGCGCAATGACCAGCGCAAATTATGGGGCGTCCACCATCGGGCAATCTCCGACAGTCACAGCTCAAAACGTGCAG